GGGGAACTTCAAGTCCCATTTCGGCATCAGTAGTCCATCAAATTCATCATCATCTTTCTTCTTATCAGTGGCAGACGGGGTTTTCCCATCAGAGGTTTTCGCCTCTGAGGGATCTGGCGCATGGGGCGTATCGATCGGCAAAGCCGAGATGTTATCCCCCACCGCACTCCCAACGTCTCAATCAACAGAAAAGGATCCAGAAGGAATCGGAAGATGGATCACTGAACCTACTGAGGTTCCTGATCCGACGGACGCTTCGGGCCCCCGGTTGTGCATGTCCCTAGGCTGCACCAGACCTCCTTTATTGGCTTTAGAACTGAAAGCTTTCGCTTCCGCCATGAGGTCTCGGACAAAGTCCGAGTCCATCATAGCTCCTGGATCCATTCTGAAATCCTTGAGTCCCACCGGAAGGTGGTCCTCGAGTTTTCCAGTGATGGGTTTATATCCAGTGAAGTCATGCGACCAGAAGTTTGGTCTTCCTTCCCCTTGAGCAAACTTTTCATCCAGGTTAACGTACCAGTCCGAATGGGACTGGCGTGCCTGAACTAGAATTCGCTCAAAGAGGGCATCTAGTTTCTCGTCGATATCCTCGCTTCCATCCCCGAAAATGGATGGAGTGATTATACCTTCGATAGCTAGAGCAAAGCTTGTTGGTTGGCATGCTTTTACTCGTTTCAACGAGTCTAGCAACCCACTAACCATTTCAGCATAACTAGAGTTGGTCTGCTCTGCAGATAAACCTGTACACTTCTGGGCCGCCCAAGTATCTCTATCTTCTAGATCATACTTGATCCCCCATTCGAGGGGCGGAAGGCCAAGCTTAGCAGCGATGCTGAGCAAAAGCTCTTCTACCCTTCGAAATTCTGATTTCTCACATGCTAAGGTTACAGTTGTAGCCGAAGCGAGGGACGCCTTTAGGTTTAAGTTCACCCTCTGTTCTCGTTCGAGAACCAGAGAACGAACCGTACCTAGAGCCGCCCCAAGTGAGATAAAGATTGACAGCCGCAATTCATTAGTCAATTTCATAAGAAAATGATTCACTTCATGAAGCCGAGAACCTTGTAGTTCCCCTCCTCGCCCTAATTCTGCCAATAATCCTTTGAGCTTAGGTGCCAAAAGCACTTGAGCCAGAGTATTCAAGGCAGAGGGATTCGGGTTTCTAATCAGAAGCCCCAGTCCTCTAGTTACAACCCGCATTAGCGGCAGGCCAACTTGTCCTGCCGTTAGTGAGAGTTGTTCCTTGATCCAGAATCGATGGTGAAAGGCAAGTCTAAATGACTTGAACAGGTCGATTAGGTTGTTTCCAGCTGGAAGAGCTGAATTCTCCCCAATTTTCCCGCCAACCACTAGCCAACCTCGGTCTCGGAGTCTAGCCCAAAAGGCCATTCTCTTCGCAAAGGAGTTAATGGAAGCTTCTTCTCTTAAGGAAGCTGGTGATAGATCCGTTGAGCCCACCACGAACCGGTTTGCGAAATTAATCGCACCCTGGTTCGAGATGATGCTCTTCAGAACATTCACTGGGATCCCCAGAGAAGTCGTCAGGTCTAGATATTCTTTAGCCACCAATTCATTTCCCAAGTCTAAGTCGTCACCGAGAACTAGGTAATCCCAAAAGGGTTTACCGGGGTAAGCTACCCCTGCTCTTCGAGCGGCGACATAGACGAGAAAGTGATGGACAAGGGCTAGAGAAGCCCAAGATGAGAGAGCACCCATGGGTTGCCCTCGGGTGTACCGTACCTCGGAGTTTCCTTCGAAGTACAAAGGTTCACCTAGCCCCTTCTTATTATCGGGGTTCCACCTAGGTAGGCGGAATTCCCGATCTGACAGAAGGTCTAACCACGAATCAACGTGGTCAGCACCAAGATGATCTTTGAAGAGCTCTCGGTAGAGCCCCACTGGGATCATATCAGTGGCTGCAGTCAGATCAAAGCCGGAATGGTGTTTCAACCCTCGGGAAGCGTAGCGATTGAGAACTCCTGTCTGATCGAAAGTTGCATCAGACGGGAAGACTCGCAGGACCTCAAACATCCAGCGATGGAGAGGTTTGAGGGCAGCCTGAGTCCAGTAATCAACGATTGCAAAGACTCGGACTTTCCCGGCAGGCTCGAATTTCAAGCTTAACCGGCCCAGACTCGGATTGTAAGCCGAGGTGGGTTTATGAAGTTCCGGATCGGAACTAAAGAAAAGAAAGTCCTGTGCCGCCGAATCTAGAGCTTCCTCTAGTTCGTGCTGCTTCGTTAGCTTCAACCATCTCTCAAGTGCCAAGGATCCTGACATGAACCAATGTGCCGCTTGGATTCCTGAAGTAAGGATAGAAACCTTACCGAAGGACCCAGCCGACACGGTTCGTGGCAGGCCTAGGAACTTATAAGATACCACGGGCAATTTGCCCGCTGTATCCTTCAAGAGTTCCCAGAATTCTCGGGCATAGCCCGATAGCTCTGGATACCGATGAGGAGATGGTTCTGCTCCAGCGATAGTGAGAAAAGTTGGTTTCGCGTATGAACCGCGAATTGCTTTAAAAGAGTTGAGTAATGATACCCAAACCCGGATCCAGGAAATGGACCGGGCCCGGATAGCAGCTCTCGCTCTCTTAGGAAGGAAAGTCGGTAGCCCATTGGATAGGGCCACTCTCTGACCTAAGCCCTCTGTAGTTACTAGAGGGTTTCCCGCCAGATAGGAGTTTACGGCAAACAGAGAAATCTTTAACCGTAAGATCCCATAATTAGTACCATGCTCTCGCATGATTCTAACAATATATCTGGCAAAAGCAAAGGTGTCGAAACTAAGTTTGTTTCGACCTAGACTAGGAGAAACACTATTCCAACTATGGAGAGATTTACTCCATAGCTGTAATAGCCGGAAAAGGTTTCCCTTTTCCGGAGTGACCATCGGAAATACTTTAGCCCCTTGGGCCGTTAGACCCAAGAAAGGTTGAAGCACTTTCCGTGCCTTCCCGACTCGACTTGAAATCCAATTCAAAGTTGGGGGGGGAGACTCCTTAGAGCCATTTGGCGTACCATTAGTGTATGGAGAGTCACTGTCAGGAAGTTGAGTACGTGGAAAGACTGTTGAAGGTCTTGCCACAACTTTCACTCGGAGATTACTCCGAATCCAAGTTCGACTTAGATCGGTATATTCGCTTTCTGTTAAGTAGAGTAATCCTTCAGGATCTAAAGGATCCACCACCACATACGGCCGTTGCTCCCATTGATGCAAATCAACGAGAGCTCTCCACTGAGCAATGCTCTTTTGGAAAGAGACGTAAGAAGGATGAAACATGATAAAATAGTCAGGTTGACACGTAATCCCGACTCTCTTTTCCTCCCGGTAAAGGGAGGGGGAGTAAGTCGGTCCGGACAAACCCGTGACGTTGAGCTGGTTTCAGGCAAGAGGATTTAACCCCTCTTACTGTCCCCCATGCTCTCACATTCATCCGATGAAGTATTCATACTTCGGATGGACTCTTGCTCCAGACTAGAACCAGATTTTCGCAATCCAGCGATATAGATGGTTTGAACTCTCACAGCTTGAGTACTGTATTAAGGAGCCTGTCCCCGGGAGTTCGAATTCCGGAAACAAAGGCTCCACCAACCAAGTGGAAGTCCTTGGGAGCAGGGATCCTTGACTGTGAGCATCTAAATGCTGTTTTAGAAATAGAATAGCAAATGCTAACAGGAGAGAACCCCCGTTAACATACTCGGAAAGGTACTCCGGTACAAACCGGAGACTAGCCCTTTGTGTTAACCCCTGATCAGTCACATGTTACCATGCGCTGGTTACGGATACAACCCCGTATAGACAGGCTCGATACAGAACTACGACCTTCCTAACCCAGGTTACGATTCTAGCCCCTTTCAGGGCCTTACGTGAGTCTTAGAAGGTTCAGAAGGTTGGCAATACCAGCTTCCAACTGAGGAGGAGGTGCCCTAACAAGAGGGGTTTCTCTCCTGAGCCGGATTTTGGACTGCCAACTTGTATACTACTTCCTTGAAGTCGTATAGAAGAAGGCATTTCATAAGAAAGCTCTTTCTAACCGCACATTTTCTTAGTAGTTCCGAAGGCAGAGGGAACGATACCCTCGGCTAAGGTCCTATACGGAAATATTAGCAATCTTATATTACTGGGAAGGGATTGATACCCTTCGGGTCGTAGTTTGTCACAGGGCCTCTAGATCAGGACGATCATGAGGTCAGGCCCCTCGGGAAACCGAGTTAGCCCATTACTTCAATAGTAATGAACAGGTCCGATGCCAAAATTTCCAGGATGAAGGATGCTCTTCTGGTAAGCAACCGGAGCTAGGGTAAAACCCTAG